CAAGTGCTATTGTTTTGGCTCTTAAACAAAGACCCAAGGGATGGTTGTTTATCAATAAGAATATTTGGATTTGTGGCATCCCTCTCACCTAATTTACTAACCCAAAGAAATGCTTCAGGAGAAGATCCACCAACAATGAATGCATAATCTTTTCCACCAACCAAGAATACTGGAACAGGGAAGGTGATCTTAGTTGGAACTGATGCATTTTCACTAACTTTTACAGAAGACCCAAGGAAATTCTGTTCTCCAAGAAGAGTTGGGCCAGGATATCCATTTAATGTATCTTTAATCTGCAAGAACAATTTATTATTTGGATCTGCACTTTGGAAATACACCTCAATGCTTGTAACAAACATATCTTTCGAAGCAGTAAATGTTTGAGCTACTGGATCGCGGCGGCCTGGCGGTGGCGCCCGATTGTTTCCATTTCCAGCTGGCGGAGGATTTAAAGTTGTTGTTGATGTCTGATGTCTGATGTTTATTGTGGTTTGTTGTTTTTCCGCATTCATTCCTTGGGAATAGAATAGTTGTTCTGCACTTGTTCTTAATTCATCCTCATCTCTACTATCATCCGCAACATTCGTTAATCTGAATGTTTTTTCTCCAGCAAAGAATTCATTATTGGGTAAATTAAATACTCCAGCAACATTCCCACTCGCTGAAGTAATAATTGGAGTTCCAGGAACTGCGTTTGCAATCAAAGGATAACAATATTTGGATACATTCACTTTATCAAAATAACAATATAATCTTGTATTAGCCATCATTCCTGTTGCATAGAAGATCACTGTTGCTGCTCTCATATACGGATTCAAAGAAACATTAGTGACCGCTTCAGTTGTTAATGACTCTACTCGCTCTTCCATTGTAGTTGTGGAAGTACCCCAAGGGAATGGCCGCTGATTCCATTGCTGCATCATTGCCTCTGCCATCATCCACGTTCCATTCTGTACTCTATTGTCTATTTGTAATTCAGTTAGTCTTATGTCATTAAAAATAACAGGTGTGGCATAGGATATATTAGTCCAAGAATCCATATTTGGGGTCAATATCATTGTCCCAATTTTATTAAAAATAAAATATGGATTAACACTCATTGTTTTTGATGAGTATGGTTGTTCTTCGTAAATCTCCTCATTAAAATCACCCATTACAACATTTCCAAATAATCTAATATTTGAAGTGGTTGTGGAGTCAAGAATCATTTTAATATTAAATGGAATGACTCTCGGCGTCATGAATTTTTTATTAGAATTAATTGACGCTTTAAATTCTTTTGCTCCAACATCAGCTGCTTGAAAATTCACAAAATTATCAACAACAAATCCGTTCTTAAAACGATCAAGTCCGTTTTCATCTTTAATACTAAAATTTTCAGCCGAAGTTTCAAGAAGTGAAAGAGTAATCATTTCTTCAAGACGATTGATTCTATTTTCAATTCTACCAATATCGCGCATGGTATATCGTTTATTTTCAATTATCTTAGAAACTAAATCTGATTGAATATCGAACACATATGGCCGCATTTGAATTTCAAATAATGCCATTTCTGATCCTGTGTCTTCAATCTTTGGGATTTTAGGAGTTGTGGAGCTGGTTCCTTTCTTTTGATATACCTCTCCCTCGGCATTGATCACAAGTAGGTCTGTTCTTGGCAAATAATATGACACATCTGAAGTAATAACAGACCATTGAGCGGGCTGAGATGCCGCAACCTCTACTAATGGGTCTAATAATAATTGACGAAAATCTAAACAATCTCTTAGATTATAAGTCACACCTGCACTGCTTTTATAAACTGGAATATCTCCATAAGAAAAAGCAATGGAAGGATCATCAATTGCATCTGCATAGCTATCTACACTGAAGAACTCACCTGTTCCATGCTCAAAATGGATAAATTCTACAATAAATTCATCCTCATTTGTTTTCCATAATTCAGTCTCTGTTGTAGATGGAGTAAAGAACTCTGCTGGAAGATACCCGAAGTCTTTTTGTCCTGAGTTCCATGTAAATAAATCAGTAACATCAATTTTTGTATTTGGTGTAGCAGTAGCATACCGATAAATCTTACTAACACTATACAAGTCACTAAATGGAATAGTGAACATTAATACACCGTCTTCTTCTGGGTCATCAACCAATGGGCCGCTATCACCCGCAGAACTTATCTGCGGAGTAAATGTCTTTTTCTTCTCTTGACCAACAGCAATTGCAACATTTTGAATCAGTGTTAGAGTCTTTCCGGCATTTGGCACACCGAGATTGACAGTGATTGTGCTAGGAGTAATTGTGCATGTTCCTGATGTCAATACTACTGGAACTGATATAGAGTTCACACCAGTTGAAGTTGCTGCAATGGTTGTTTTGAAATCAGAAGCAATGAATACCTCACCACTTCCCGCAGTAAAGGTAATTATCCCAGAACCATTTAAAGATCCATTAAGTTTCTTTCTTTTAACATATCCAAGACTCTTTTGAGTTGGGTTGTCAATATCATAGGTGGACTGAATGAATTCTTTTCCAATTTCCCAAATCAATGCTTTCTTTGTGGCTTCAGTAATTGTAGTGCTAACTAGAGTTGCAAGGAATGGTACCGAGTTTGTTGAATATAGGGTTTTTGCAGTATCAAATGGGTGTGTGACAGGATCAAATATTTCAATATCAGTAATAAAGAATTGATATACCGAATTGTCTACGCTAGCTGGATCAATAATCACATCATAGATTTTTAGATTTCCGATATGAGCTCCTGTTGGAACACCACCAGAGAAAACACCATCCCAAATTTCAACTGAATCATTTGAGAAAACACTTGGAAGAGTTGTCTTACTAGAACATACTCCACTATTTGTTTGAAGTGTCGCCTTAAGATAAGCAATATTTCCAAATTGACTATAATAATTTCTGAATGTTGCAAGATCTCGTGTCTTGTCAATTTCTACTTCAAATTCAGAAATTTTCTCGACTTGATAACCTTTAATATAGGCTTTTCCAGAACTTAAGGTTGCGATTAGTTTAGTTTCATCCCCACCTTCTTCTGCTAGATAACGACCGTTTGGATCATCTTCACTTGTCTTTAAATGCTCTCTATACTTTGCAGTGAATGGGATTACTGTATAATTTCCACTCTCATCATAAGTTCTTTCAGCAAGAGTGTCCATAATTGCTGCATATTCAGTCTTTGTTAGCAAGAATTGAATGATGCCTTTAGCAACTTTTGCAAGAACAACGAATGTGTCACCATCATCTGAGTTAAGTGTTCTGATAACAGGAACTAGATAAGTTCTTGCTCTATCGGCCCCATCTGCAGAATAATTTGGATAACCTAAAGCATTATCGTATAAAGTAGAGTCATTTTCCGCAGAAACGATATCACTAATGATGTCTAATCCAACCTTATAGCTTTCAACATTGGTGGAGTATTTCTCGCCAATAATTACAGTTGATCCAATTTCAATAAAATTCCCATAAACGTAGAAGGTACTAATTGGAATCTGCCAGATTGAACCTTTACCAGTTGGTTCAATTTTTGTAAACTTGTCATTAGACCCAGGGCAATCTAAGCAACGAACCTTAGCACTATAAACCTTTACACCATTACTATCAATAACATTTACAATTTCACCATCTAAAAAGGTGAATTGTGCATTATCAGTTCCAGCCTTAATATAATTGACATAGATGGTTGGGGGATCTGTAGAAATCGATGGAGCTATATAGAATAACTTTGCTTCAACTCCAGAAGTTTCACCAACAAGGTAGTCTTCATTCAATTTTGTTAAGACAAGAGTTGTATTATCTAAAGGACTTTTCGCATCAAAAGTCACATAATCTACAGTCGTCATTTCTGGAACAGCACCGTCGACCTTTGCACCATGTTTAAATATGTGATTGGCAAATTGCTCAACTTGATTATGTTGAATACTTTGAAGGGCATTCAATTCTCGAACTTGGACTGATTTTGCCGGCTTGAACAGAACTTGAGTAAAATTCTTACTTTTATCAAAGTCGTCAAAATATGGTTGTTGATTGTATATTGTCATTTAGGTCTCGTATCTTAGAAAATGATCGCGATTTTAATTCTTTCTTCTTGAGAAGCAGATCTTATTACAGGAACCACGTTGCTAATGTAAAGAAGGTTTCCTGAATTTGCCTTTATCTTATTTAGTGTGCTTCCACCATTTGTGAATTCAGCATGTCCTGGGCCAATGTAATAAATCTCATCTGCAAAATCATTCGCAGCATCTCTTAAATCAGTAATTATACCAACCTGACGAAAATCACTTGTCACACCAGTCAGTAGATGTTCATTACTTGCTAATCTTACATTAATAATAGCAGCAATTGCACCCAATTCAGAAACTGCATTATTTCCATGTCCCTTTAGAGGTGCCATGATTGGAGTTCCGACTGCCCCAGCTGTTCCAGGAATGATATGAATTGTTGCGTTTGTATATCCTGTTCCACCAAGATTTACAGCAATGCTCTGAATACTATCATCCACAGCAATGGTGGCGGTGGCAGTTGCTCCAGCACCATCTCCTGTAATAAGAACAATTGCTCCGCTTGTATAACCAGAACCAACAGCATTGACTGTGATTAAGGTAATAATTCCGCCAACAATTGTTGCAGTAGCAGTAGCACCGGATCCAGGAACAGCATTTTCTTTAACAATTGCATAGGTCCCTGCTTTTGAATAACCAGAACCAATATTATTGATTAAGATTTGTTTAATTACATTTCCACCTGTCTTTGTTGCAGTAGCAGTTGCATTAACTCCAGCAGAAGTTGTTGTAACTGTTACTGATGGGGTGGTAAAGGTTCCTGTCTGTTTAGCAATTGCAAAAGTGCTAATTGATTTCTCTACTGCCGCTTGTTGCACATCCCATTGATCACTAAAGTCATCATATGTCTTATATTCAATTGGAATAAAGTCGTCCGTCAAGAAATCTGTTGAATCACTAGAACTCATTGACGCAATATATTTCCAACTATAGCCATCAATAAGTGTTATAATTGAAGTTGCAGTTCCAGTTGGTTTACTTGTGCTAACAGCACCATTATTATTATTAATGCATTTGTAAATGTGATTTTCATCAGTCAAAACATAGAATGGATTAGAATAATCTTCTACAACATCAAATGCACTATCGTATTGATCGTAGACTTCCCCAGAAAACCAGTTATTTCTTTGGATTCCAAACCTAAGATCACTTATGGTTAGTTTTTTAAAGCTAATCATATCAGCGAAAGTGGTATAATCATTTTCATCTGTGTTTGCTGGTGCTGGCGGACTATTTTCATTAGTCCATTCATAATTTCTTCCAACAAAAGCATATAGGTTGCCTTTGTAGGCTTCGCCGACAGGCAATACATCTAAATAAATCCAATAGACTGCACCATCCGACTGTTCTCCTGTTGTATGAGTAGGTGGTGTGGCTCCGGATGTTCCTGAATTCGAAGCAATATACTTTCTATTAGAGTAAGAAACAGTATCTCCAAGAATATATGCTGTAGCAGATGTCCATGGTGCTGGTTGTTTAATTCTTACTGAATTCAAAAATGCGTCATTGACATAGCTTCGAATATTTTGATTAAAAATTGCTGGCATGTTATTATTTAAAACCTTATTTAAATTGTGATTAGTTCGATTGTTGGATTAAGAGTTCTCAATTCAACAGAAAAATTGTTTGGGATTTGATCTTTGACAGCGTTAATAGTGTATTCAAAGTTTGCAGACATCTTGATATCATCAATTGTATTTATCTTAAATATTTGTGTAATTTCATTAAATTCAAATATTTTTAAAAATTCAATTAAATTTTCATATTCTGTAAGATTGACAGAGGGAAAAAATATTGGAATAACTTTAATAATATTGCATTTATCAGTAAATTCGGGAATGTCTTGGTTTGTTTCATTTACGAAGGAAGAAAACTGTATAAATCCAACAGGATGAGTCAGTTTTTCAACTAAATCAGTATAATGTTGATTTGAGACTGATGATTTTAATTGATATGAAAAGTTTTGGAAATAAAGACTATCGAGTAGAATAGAATTTGTCCCAAGCACTCCCAATTGATTCTTATAAGTTTTTTCGTGTTTACTGATGCACCCAGCAAGAGCTAATTTAAGAGAAGCCCCAGAACCTGTTGATGAAATAATAGAAGTGGTTGCGGACCTTGGATTATCAAATCTCCAATAATCATCTTTATATTCAAAGCTTTTAATTCCATTTATTGAAGTTGAAACTGCTAGAAGAACTGCCCCTATTCCAGTTTCCGAAATGACTTCAAAGAGTGGAATTTCAGTATACCTTGCCCCCTCGCTTAAGATTCTATAACTGGAAATTGCCCCAGCAACAGTGACCTTTGTAACAAGAGCAGAAAAGCCCCCACCTGTATTAACCTGCTGCGAAACAGATTTAATTCTATCACCAATAACATATCCAGTTCCACCGTTTGTTATAGCAATAGAAGAGATAGTCCCTGGCGTGACTGACTTGATTTTAATTCTGCCGGGAATTGATGATCCCCAAACTTTAATCTCATCACCAACTCTATAACCAGTTCCGCCTTTTAGAATTGAAATATTAGCGACTGCAAATACACTCTCAAGAAAAGTTTCTTCCGAAATTGTTATCTTTACAGTTTCTTCTGGAATGAAATTTCTATTAGTCTGTTCAATTAAAATCTTTAAATATAAGGTTTGACCTATATAAAATGGAATAATTTTATTAGCATTTACAGAAGTTTTTGATTTTTGGCCTTCAATCAAAATATTAAGTGTATCTAAAGTAACCAGAGATGGTTTATATTCATTTGCACTTGTTACAATCCAATTATTTTGACTGTAAGCGGAAGCAGAACATTGAAAAAGCCTTTCTCTGGGATAAGAAACTTCTACATCTTCTCCAAACAATGCTTTAAACAAATAAATGAAGCTATTCGCGTTTCCTCTTCCAAGATAGAATTCACGAAGAGTATTTAATAATGTTTTATAATCAATTTCTAAAGTCCTGTTAATATCCCAACCAATATCTTTAAGAATTTCTTTTACATAATTCTCTACTTGATAATTGACTTCATTATTTTCATAAAACTTAGTCAGAACTGCTAAGAAGTTATCATCTGATTCCATCCACAGATAATAATCCTCAATTAACTTTTCAAAATTTGAGTATTCAGATCTAATAAAGAACGGTAATTGTTCTTTAATAATT